GCTACCTACCAGAAGCATCGACCGCCCTGGGTAGACTCGGCACATCTCTTGCCGGCGGGGGCATTGGTGCAGGGCTATTTGGTGGGATCACATCTCCAGCCATGCAACCCACTCCTGAAGGCCAATCCTACGGAGGAGCCGCCGCGCGGAACGTCCTCCCTTCTGCCGCCATTGGTGCGGCCTTCGGTGGTGGACTTTCTGCGCTTGGGGAAATCGGGAAGATCCCTTCAAACATCGGGAAATCCTTGGGAACCGCATCCGCCCAGGAAGTCCTGGATGAACTGGGGTCTCGACTTGGCGGGAAGTCCCCGGGGCAGGCACTCCAGGACGCAGCGAATACGAAATACAACAACGCCTGGGATGAATTTTCAAAGGCGGTCGCTCCGGTGGATTCCGAGGCGGCGAATGCCGAGATGGACTATTCTCCAGCCATTACCAAGCTAAAGAGCACCCTTGGGATTGGAGAGAAGCAATCCCCCATGGCTATGCCGGACGAAAGGCGAAAGGTTTTAACTGGTCTGCTCGGGGATTTGCAGGAAGCACAAGACCCCAATGGAAGCATTGATAATAGCTTCGCCGGGGCTATGGGGATAGTTAAAAAACTAGGCGCAGCGCAAAGAACGCTTGCCCAGGTTCATGGTGATACAGAAGCCAGAGGGATGCTTGGGGATGTTCGCGACTCCATTCTTGATTCCATGAACCAATCCAATCCTGCCCTTGCCGATAGTGCCAAGGCTGCTCGACAGGTTTTTGCAACCAGGGTCGCCCCACTTTTCGATAAATCGGAGGGTGGCCAATTCCTGACTCAAATCCGAGATACGCCGACCCCAAATGATCTGATTGGGTCTCTCAATCAGGGCGCTCTGACCCGAATGAAGTCCGACAAAATGGGGATCATCGCCAATGGGTCAAGCGCAGACCCGTTGCTTTACAGTATGTTGGATTCGGCCATTAACCAATCAGGAGGAAATCCCGGGGCATTCGTCACGTCCATCCATAAGGCGATGCCTGCTGTCGAACAAATTGCAGACCCCTCCATGGCGGCTGCATTCCATGGTCTTGAACGGATAGCATCAACTGCTAATTGGTCCGGGAGGGTTGCCAATGTTGCCGCTGGTGCGGCAATCGGAACCGCCAACCCTGTCTTGGGTGGGCTCACGGGTGCGACTGCGTTATTTAGCCCCAAGATCAGCGGTCCCCACATTATATGGGAATTGTTGCAGAATCCAGCCACTCAAAGAGCGCTCCAATATGCGGCCAAAATGCCTGCTGGTGCAGAGTTGAACAACTTGGCCGGTCAAATCGCTCAGATGGCAGGTCTAACCACCTATCCGTTCGCGGCTGGGATGCATCATCCCAAGACTCTGGCGGAATACAACGCTGTCCCCAGTGGTGATCCCTATCAATCAATCAGTGGAGCCGAAGGGGTTAAGCCGTGATTATGCCCTGGATGCACGCTCCAATCGCCCACCAACAAGCCTTCCACGCCAAATTCGGCCCCGCGCCCAGCTCGCCCATGATCCCAACCTCTGAAATGGGAGCCTCCTCCGGCGCATTCACCCCCAATGCCGTCCAGAGCTCGGCCATCCGCGAGAAGGTAAAACCCAGGCCGATGAAGACCTTCGTTCATTCCGCCGTCAAGTCTCCCGGCATGGGTGGCCCAACCCAGAGTCAGGCCCAGCCAGCACAAACGCCAATCCCTAGCGGAACCTCACTGGGGAACCTCTAATTATAATATAAATAGAGGTTTACATGCAGTTGTCCGAACACTTCAGCCTAGATTCCCTCACCCAGAGCCAAACCGCGCTCCGTAAGGGAATCGACAACACACCTCCCCAACAGGCTATCGACAACCTCACCTTGCTTTGCAGCATCCTCTTGGAACCAGCGCGGGCACTTCTAGGTGTCCCGCTTATGGTCGATTCGGGGTTCAGGTGCCAGGCTTTGAACGAGGCGGTTGGGGGGGCCTCCACCAGTGAACACCTCTTTGGCCGCGCTGCCGATCTGGTGCCGGAAGGCATGGACCTCCGCGAAGCATTCGACAAACTCCGCTCGAGCGCCCTGCCCTACGATCAGATCATCACCGAATGCAACGCCTGGATTCACCTTGGTATGGCGGCTGAAGGCGTGACCCCCCGGCGCCAGGCAATGAGCGCCATGGGTTCCGCCGGCCACTGGACCTACAGCCCGGTGCAGTCATGAGAACCGCGCTGATCGTCGCCGCGCTGACGGGGATCCTGATCCTAGCAGGGGTCATCGCTGGGATGACTCGATTTTTCAAGGGGTGGGACGAATGAGCACCTGGGATTCGGTGGCACCATGGATTGCGAAGATTGCCCCCATGCTCGGGACTGCCCTGGGTGGACCCCTGGGTGGGGCTGCTGGGGTTCTACTGTCCAACGCCCTGGGGGCGAAGGATGCGAACCCGGACACGGTCAAAGGACTGATCCAGTCCGGCAGTTTGACTAGGGACCAGATTATGGCGCTGAAGGCGGCTGAAGATCAGTTCGCGCTTCAGATGGCCGCGATGAACATCAAGAGCGTCCAAGACCTTCAGAACCTAGCGTTTGAGGATCGGGACAGTGCCCGGAAGCGCGAGGAAGCAGTCAAGGACCACACCCCGGAGATCTTGGCCTACGTGATCGCGCTGATCTGGCTGGGGATCAACGGAACCCTGCTTTACATGGCAATCACCCACAACCCCATCCAGAGCGAGATGGGGGTCTATGCGGCCGGCATCATGAAGACCATCGACGCCGCGCTGATGCTCATTCTCGGCTACTTCTTCGGATCATCCAGCGGTCAGCAGGCACAACTCGACAAGGGGGCGTGATGTTGATCTTCCCCGTCGCCCACGCCTTCCTCCTGGTTCCGGCCCTGATCGCCGCCGCGCCCAGCGCCCAGACCTACGAACTTGAGGGCCAGCGCTACACCATGCGGCTCGACGGTGCACGGGCCAGCCTCTACAACGGCCAGAACCACATCATCCACCTGGTGCACATCCACGGCTCGGCCAGGGTAGTGGGCCTCCTCAAGCCCCAGGATGACCCGCTCTCCGAATTTCCCGGCCGCACGGTCGAGGTGGACGGCGTGACCTACACCATCAAGACGCTCGCCGGCGCCCAGGGCGAAAGCCTCGCCGTGATCGTGCTCAACCCCCAGGGCCACATCATCTGGGCAGTGCTCCCACCTGATCCCGAAACCCACATCTAGGAGGAACCATGACCGTCTCTCTTGCCCTGATTGTCTCCCACCTGATGGTGTTCGGTGCCGGTGTGGCTTTCGCTGCCGCCATCCGGGCATGGGTTACCAAGGAAGTCAACGCAGCCAAGGCCGACCTGAAGGCCGAAGCCGAAAAGCTCGCGGCGAAGGTGTGAAATGAGTTCTTGGACCGTCCAGGATTGGCTTCTCCTCATCGCCTTCGTGGGCGGGATTATCGGGGTTGTCTTGAAGAGCCAGCATTCCCTGATCACCGGGCTTCTCCGTGATAAGTGGGAAGATTCCGACAAGCGTCATGATTCAGCAGAGAGTAGGCTTGGCGCTCATGATGATTTGTTCCACAGGCATGATATTCGTATCAACAACGTTGAGATGACCTGTGACATTAGGCATAAGGATAAATAGCCATGACCATCCCCAACAATGCCTCACTGATCACCAGTCCTCTTTTCATGGAGTGGGACATCAACGGGAAACCCCTGGCAGGCGGGCAGCTCTTCACCTATGCCGCTGGGGGCAGCATTCCCTTGGCCACCTATACCGATGCCACCCTTACTGTCACCAATCCCAATCCGGTTGTCTTGGATAACCTAGGCAAAGCACAAATCTGGTTTGGCTCCCAGGCATACAAACTGAATCTCACTGATTCCCTGGGCGTCCAGCAGCCGGATTATCCCATTGACAATATCATCCTGAATACCCAGGCATCATTATCTCAACTCCTCGGCGGGACAGGAGTGGGACAGGGACAGGCACTGGTTGGTTTCAGCTCCTCTACATCCTATCCTGCGGGGACTCTCCCTTACGCCCTCGCACTGGCCACGGCCGCCACTAATGGGGCCGGTTTGATCGGTTATGCGAGTTCAAACGCTTATGCCGCCGGGACGGTAGGCGCGGGGTTGAATGCCATAGCAACCAGTGGCGTAACATTTGCGTCCATCATCGCCCAGACGGGCACGTCCTTCTCTACGTCTGGCACTGGGAGCGCCTACACCCTGACTTCAGGGCAGGCATTTACCGCCAACGCGGCCATGCGCCGGCTCAACATCAACTTCACGGCGGCCGGCATCGGCACCCCCACCTTGGCGGTGGATACAGCCCCGGCGCTGCCCCTGGTCGCCTACAACAGCGCCGGGGTGCTGGTGGCCTATCAGCCCTACCTGGGGCAGGTGGCCGATGTGCAGTGCGACGGCACCCACTGGATCGTCCTGGACCCGATCTCCAAGGGCACCACGGCCGGCGGCCGGTTCCGCAACCTGATCGTGACCTACGGCCAGACCTCCGGGACCGTCAGCATCACCGCCGACGAGGTGACGGTCTCGGACCTCAACGGCAACCAGACCCGGCTCTCCAGCGTGAACGTGAGCGCGGCCCTGTCCACCGTGGGCGCCATCAACGGGACGGACGGCAGCACGCAGACCGCTGGGAATTTCTATACCGTCTGGGTGGCCTACAACCCGACCACGAGGGCCGTGGGCGCGCTGATCTCCGCCGAGCCCACGTCGCCCACCACGGCCCTACTGGGGCCCGCCACGCCGATCTCCGGCTACACGCAGTATGCCTGCGTCTCCATCAACAAGATTAAGGCGCTTGCCCCGGCCTACTGGCTTCCGGGAATCCAGACCAATTTCGATTTCAGCCCCACCACTGGTGCCTACCTGACCGCCCCGGTGCTGATGTTCTCCGGTGCGCTCGGCACCTGGACGGGCACGATCTATTCGGCCCAGACGGTGCGTGGGAACAGTTCGTCCGTGCCCTACCACGCCAGCAAACTCAAGGGAATCCTGGAAGTGTTGGCGTCCGTAGGTTATATGCTGGCCCCCAATAATTCATATTCTGGCTCTCTCTATGACGGCAGTACTAACCCTGCCCCGGTCATGACACCCATGGACGGCTCGGCCCCGGAATATCCGTTCGAGTTCGTCTTGGAATCCAACAGCATCTACGCCTGTTTCAATGGCACCGGCTACGTCTGGCTGGAGCGCTGGACCCTCAACCTGTAAGGAGATTCCATGTATTGCTACAAAAATAACGGGAACATTGAGAGCGTCGAGGACGGCTACGAGCCCCAGGACGGCGAGGTGTTGTCCCTGGATCTCCTGAGCGCCGAGGATCTGGCCACGGCATCCCCCGCGTGCGCCGATGCCCAGGCCGCCATGGCCAGGGGCGAGGCCAACGCCGTCATCCAGCGGCAGATGGACTCCCTGGACGGCGGCGGCCAGGCCCGGGCCGTGCGGCTCGCCCTGCTGGCCATCACCCCGGCCGGCGATGAACACGACCGCCTCCAGGCGGTGGAGGACAAGGTTGCCGCCCTGCGCGCGCAGCTGGTGGCCTGATGGCCCGTAAGCGGCTCAGGGAGTCCGAGCGGCTGGCGGCGGAATGGGAGGCGAGCCGAGACCCCAGGGAGCGTGAGCAGGGCGTGATGGGGGTCCAGGTGCTCCTGGACAGGTGCTACACGGCCTTATGCGGCAGTTCAGGCTTGATCTCCGGGCACTCCGGAAAATAGCGACGAATGATGTCCGACTGGGCGTCCCGTGCGGCGTCCCGTGCGGCGTCCCGTGCGGCGGCCCCTGCGGCGGCCCCTGCGGCCCCTGCGGCGGCCCCTGCGGCCCGTGCGGCGGCCCCTGCGGCGGCCCCTGCGGCGGCCCCTGCGGCCCATGCGGCGGCCCCTGCGGCGGCCCCTGCGGCCCGTGCGGCGTCCCCTGCGGCGGCCCGTGCGGCGTCCCGT